TAAATAGTGTACCTGTTGGGTAGAAATCACCACAAGGTAACTCTTCAATATTAAAGTTAAAATACTGAAGGTCCGATGTTCTTGTATTATCAACTTTTGGTTGAGCTACAAACGGGATATCAGAGTTTTGTGAGTTATTACTTGAGCTATCTATACCACTAAGATGTTTCTTAAGGTATTCTTCTTCACTCATTTCGTTTTCATTAGACATATTGTGTAGTTATTTTTTATTTTATTATATATTAGGATTTGTCCTCCCTTCTGTTTTTAAACAAATATATTTTTATCGTTAGTTTTATAACTAAAAAAGAGTAGAAAGTTTAATTTTCTACTCTTTTATTTTAAAATAAAAAAACCAGATATTTCTATCTGGTTTTTTTCTATTATTTAATATTTATTATCCATTCATGAAACCACCTGCGTTGATTGCTCCAGTTCTAAGAATTGTAATGTTATTTACAATTATTCCCATACCTTTGATTGGCTCAACATAAGTATCAAGGACACCAATTTGGTTATCGATAATCTCATTAGTGTTATTTTCCTCATCCATTTTATTGAAGTAGTTATATAAACCATTTCTAGAAACGTAAGTCTCACAAATTACGTCAGCTCTAAGTTTAATCTCAGCTCTAATATCAGGTGTATTAAATTTCCATTGGAAGTCTAATAACATTCTTGATAATTCTCTTTCAAGTTCGATAAGTACCTCTCTAACGTGTATGTATGAAAGAGCTGATTTGTAAAGTGTTTGAGCTGTGTTTTCAGTCTCAATTACATTTCCTCTATTTCTTTTGAACACGATAGGGTTCATTTGAGCTTGGTTAATATATTCGATATCAGTTAAAGTGAAATCCATTTCAGTTTCCACAATGTTAGTGATTCTACCATTAGTAACACCCGCTGCAATTGTCCAAGGAGTTATACCACTTGCATTTGAGTTTTGTTTTCTCATATATGTTGTTGCTACCCAAGCTGCTGGTGGAACATCAACTGGTCTACCATTATCATTTGTAACCACATATGGCATAAAGTAACCAACACAAGTTGAACCTGCACCATCACCGAATGAGTAAAGGAACGCTGGTGAGCTTTCAGGATCTCCTCCCGATGCTACATACTCTAATTGTAGAACTCCTTCAGAGTTAACAAAAGATGGTGAACTTGAATTTTTGAATGACTTCATTGAAGGCATGTTTATCACACCAAATGCGTCTAATCTATCTCCACAGATATCAACTAATTGTTGTTTTGATCTTTCAGTTAAACCAAGACCAAATGAGTCAATTAAATATCTAAAGTCAATCGCTTCTTTGTTAGTTATTGCTTTGAACAATGGTGTTCCTTTAGCAACTAAATTAAGAATAGAGTTTTGTCTAGCTTCAGTTCCATCAGGTAAAGATGCTTGTCTAATTCTAAATCCTTTAAGTGATATAGCTTTATAAGTTGTTGCGTAATTATCAACAGAAGTATATCTCGTAGCTTGTAATTCTGTACCACTATAACTTGTTGCGATTCTAGAATCACAAGTTATTTCAACTAAAGTAGGATCTCCACTATATTGTCTTTTAGAAAGAATTCTTGTAAGTTTTCTTGGAACTTCACCAACTGCTAATAAACTTGAGTCATAGTATGCTGATAAGAAGTCACCAACTCTTACTTCAGTGTATCTTGATCCTGTTACAAGTATTTTATTAGGTACTTGAACATATCCAGCTGGTAATTCAACTTCGATACTTTGTTTGAAGTTTGACTTAGCTGATTGAATGAAGAATGTGTTGTTTGTTGTTACATCTACTGCTTCAGTTGCTGTAAATGTCTCATCTTTGAATTCAACTTTTAAATCACTGTAGTTATCTAAATACATTTTTAAGAAATGTTTGATTTTGTAATCAAATATAGTACTTACATTGAATTTTTCTTCGTATACTACTTCTTCAGATACTTCATATGCGTAGTATCCAGGTCCATATCCAAGGTCTGTAGCTAATGATGGATCATTATTTACGATAGTAAATGTTCCAGTGTTCTTTTCAGAATCAGGAACTATAAATTGGTCATAAACACCCCAAGCTGGGTCAGTACTACTTTGAATCACTACATAATTGTATCCAGCGAATGAAGATGTTGGTCCCATATTTCCAGGTCCATTTAACTTATCTTCACCATCAATAAATATTACATTTACTGTCTCTCCAGGTGTAAATGGTGGTGTTGTAATTTTGTTTGAATAGAAGTAATCTCCTGTGTTAATTATACCATCATAGAATCTTGAATATAATTTAGAGTATTTACCAACAACACCATCAGCAACTGTTGGTTGTGCCTCTTTTGTAGTTACTGAGTCAGTACCAAGTATAAATTCATTATCTAATGTATAGAATACTAAGTAACCTTTTAATACATCAGCAAGTTCAACATTAGTTAAACCAGTGTTTAATACAAATGATTTGTTTGATGTTGTTGTTGTTGCAACAATATCAGTTATAGTCATTGATGAAAGGCTTACTTTTCTATATCCAAGATTTGGTCCTAAACATATAGACATTTTGTCTTTATTAGATGAGCTAATTAAGTCAACCAATTTATAGAACATCTTAAATCTTCTATATTGTTTGTAGTTAGCAGGTGATGCAGTTGTATTTGTATTTTGGAATTCAACTTTAATTGAACCAGCTGTACTTTGAGTTGCGATAAAATAATCATCTGTAAGTGATGTTCCGAATTTATAGTCAACAAAACTTGATGTTCCGATGTTTACTTCGTTTATACTTACTGATGTTGGTATGATTTGTTGATTTATCATACTAAATGTAGCGTATCCAAGAACGATATCGCTTAAAGCAACCGTTGGATTTGTTGGTGTTCCTGTAGAACTACCTACTAAATTACTTGTTACTGAAATCTCACCTGTTGAATCAAGTGTGAATACAGAAGCAAATGTCAATTGTGTACTAGAGAATGAATAATCACTAGCAGAAATTGTTAATGATGTTGTTCCTGAAACTGGAACTTCTTTATCACCAATTACAGCAAATGCTCCAGCTGAAACATTATAAGTTAATGATATTGATGCTGATGCCGCCGAAACTGTTGTATCTTGAATAACATTGTGAACATAATTCTCACCGAACCAAGCAGTTCTGTTATCGAAGTTACTAGCATCTACAACACCACTTGATACAGGACTATCTCCTGCTAAACTTGAATCAAATACGTGTCCAGCTTGAACATAACTAAAACTACCACCTAAGACAGCAGTTACGTTACCTGGTAAGTCAAGAGGAACTGCTGTAATCTCAATTGATTCAGCGATAGTCTCTTTATATGATAAGAATTCGATATTAGTTTCATTCTCGCCAGCTATTGTATTACCAACTAAGTCTAATAGACCATTGTAGTAATCTGTTTCAACTAAATCAGCATTGAATGAACAGAACAATCCAGTTCTATCAGTGTCTCTGTTAATTGTAGTTTCAATAAATATGTTTGTTCCGTTTGAATCTCTAAAATATGGAATCAATGACAATCCTTCGTAGTATGCTAACAATGTAACATTTCTATCATTAGCGAAAGCTCTTAATTGAGTTTTAACTAAACCAGATGCGTTGAAGTAAGCACTCCATCTTGTGTCAATTGCTAATTCTTGGTAATTTGACCAGTCACCACCAACAACGATAACATCAACTAAATAGTCAGATGCGAAGTCATTAGCATTTACATATGCTGGAAGTTTCTCTATAGAACCATACCATTCGATTAATGTTCTATCAAATCCAGTTCTAGAGCTTTTTACTACAAATGCAGTAACGAACTTATCAGATAAGTTTGTTAAACTGAAAGCTCTTTCAGAATATCCAACATTACTTTTTGTAAGATTCATGAAAGACTCAGCGTCTCTTTTCCAGAATCCAGTAGTATCAAAGAATCTTCTATAAGGTCCTTCTCTTTCTATATCGTTTACATATCCTGAAGATGCTGATAAAGATTTATATTCAATTAAATCTAATGTATCATCTGTAGTTAAAAGATTGATAGCGAAAACAGGAGATGACTCTAACATCTTAGCTATTGTTCTGTGGAAAAAAGAACCTTTTCTTTCTAAACCTCTGTCCATTTGACCAAAGATAGATTCAAGATCACCTGTAGTAGTTAATCTAATAGGAGTATTAACTGGTCCTTTTTTAGACACACCAATTACCATGTTAGTAATTCCCTCTACTATTGGGCTACTGATAATTGAATTGT